GGCGATGTTAAGTTCGCCAACGCCATTATCGAAACAGTGTTCGCATTGAGCGGGACGACGCCTGCCCTAAACCCGAATAACGGCACGATCCAGACGTGGACCCTATCGGCAAACTCCACGCCTACGGACAGCTTTACCGCTGGCGAGGCTATGACATTGATGATCGACGACGGCACGGCCTACACGATCACTTGGCCTTCTGTGACTTGGAAGACGGACGGCGGCGTTGCCCCGACGTTGAACACCAGCGGCTTCACTGTCGTTACACTGTGGAAGGTCAGCACGACGCTCTATGGCGCGCGTGTAGGAGACGCATAATGCTCACTAAAAAGGCGTTGATGTCTACCGCTGTCGCGGCTGATGCTTTGGCCATTGAGGACGTGTTCTCAACGTACCTCTACACTGGCAACGGCTCTACGCGGACAATCACCAACGATATTGACCTTGCTGGTGAGGGTGGGTTGGTTTGGGTTAAGAATAGAACTGGCGCGTTTAACCAAGCACATTGGCTATTCGACACTGTGCGGGGAGCGAGTCAGGGTATTCGTGCTAACACCAGCGGCGCAAACGTAAATGTTCAGTCAGACTTCAATCAGGCGTTTTTGTCGTCTGGTTTTAGTTTCAGCGGGAACGATGCTGTCAACGGGTCTGGTTACACCTACGCCTCATGGACCTTCCGCAAGGCTGAGCGTTTCTTTGACGTGGTGACTTACACCGGGACAGGATCAAACCGCACTATCGCCCACAATCTTGGTGTCGTTCCGGGGTGCATTATCATCAAGCGCACGGATGCTTCTGCTGATTGGCAGGTCTATCATCGCGGCAACACGGCTGCACCCGAGACAGATTACCTTGTGCTGAATTCTACGGCTGCAACGGTAGACGACAACACTCGCTGGAATGATACGGCACCAACCAGCACTGTGTTCTCTCTGGGGACGGACACCACTGTCAACGCTTCTGGTGGCACCTACGTCGCCTACCTATTCGCCCACGATCCCCTCGGCCCGTCTGGTGATGGCTCGGATGGGTTGATTGCGTGTGGGTCTACGGGTGGGGGCAACACTGCTGTTATTGATCTCGGGTGGGAACCCCAGTGGTTGCTCTACAGATCGGCAAATTTTACAGATGATTGGCACATAATTGACAACATGCGTGGAGCGTCCATAGAGTCTTCTGGCAATGGCGTCTGGAAGGAATTTAAGGCTAACACTAACGCAGCCGAAACAACCGTTACAGGGTCAACTGGAAATCCGAATGTCCGATTTGTGGCAAATGGCTTTCAGATCGGAGCAATCGCAGGCACCGCAATCTACATCGCCATCCGCCGTGGTCCTATGCGGGAACCTACGAGCGGGACGCAGGTGTTTGGCATCGATACATGGGGTGGTGGTCCCCCAGCTTTTACTTCTGGCTTCCCGGTCGATTGGGCGCTGATGAAAACCATCGCAGGCGGTGAAAGCGCCGTATTTACCCGTATGCTTGGGCCGACCAAACTTAGAGCAAACCTTACGGATGCCGAGGTGGCAGAGAGTGACGGCCAGTTCGATTACATGAATGGGTGGCATCCTTCCTCAATCACCCTTAGCAATCTGTACTCTTGGATGTTCCGCCGCGCACCGGGGTTCTTCGATGTGGTGGCGTATACTGGGACGGGGGCTAACAGGACTGTCAGCCATAACCTTGGCGCTGCACCTGAATTGATGATTGTGAAAAAGCGCAGTGCAGTGGACAACTGGGTTGTTTATGCCGGTGACGCCACGGACTATTTAATCCTAAACTCAACGGCGGCGACCGCTGACCTTGACACCATGTGGAATGACACAGCCCCAACAAGCAGCGTCTTTTCGCTTGGCACGAACGATGACGTAAACGGCAACACGGCCACATTCATCGCCTACCTCTTCGCCTCTCTCCCCGGCATCAGCAAGGTTGGCAGCTACACGGGCAATGGTTCAAACCAAACGATCAACTGCGGCTTCACGACTGGTGCAAGGTTCATCCTTATCAAGCGCACTGACAGCACGGGTGATTGGTATGTCTGGGATACGGCAAGAGGTATCGTCACGGGCAACGATCCGCATTTGAGCCTGAACACAACTGCCACAGAGGTGACAACAAACGACACGATTGACCCGGCCTCGTCTGGCTTCATTGTCAATCAGGTTGCTGCCACTAACGTAAACGTCAATGCTGCGACCTACATCTTCCTTGCCATTGCATAATCAACCCCATCTGAAAGGATCAATCTCATGGGCGAATACAGACACAAGGCCACGGGCGAGGTGAAGACCCAAGGGGAGTGGCGGTCGGCCAACCCTAACATCTCCATGCCTCGCACTTGGAACCAAAACGTCCTTGATGCACTAAACATCGAAGCCGTCTTTGAGGCCCCTAAGCCTGACACTGGCCCGTACCAGAGTGCAGCCCGCAATGGTGTAACTCAAGATGCCAATGGCAACTGGGTGCAGGCTTGGGCTGTCGTCGATATGTTCAGCACAGACGCCGAAGGCACCAAGGCTGAGAAGGAAGCTGCGTATCAGGCTGGCCTCGACGCAGAGGCCGCCAAGGCTGCTCGCTCACAGCGTGACAGCCTGCTCGCCGCGACCGATTGGACGGCTCTCTCGGACGTGACCATGAGCGCAGAGATGGCTACCTATCGGCAGGCGCTTCGTGATATAACGGCTCAAGAGGGCTTCCCGCACAGCGTGACTTGGCCCGTCAAGCCGTAAGGAGCGCACATGCCGCTTGTCCCGCTTCAAATCCCGCCGGGCATTTCTCGCAAGGGGACTGCCCTAGAAAGCACGGGTCGCTGGTTTGACGGCTCGCTCGTTCGCTGGAAAGACGGCGTCTTGCAGCCCGTCGGGGGCTGGGTTCAGCGGGGCAATGCAACTGCTACAGGTGTGGCTCGCGGGGCTGTTTCATGGCGCGCAAACAACGGCGCGCGATGGCTGGCATTCGGCACGCACAACGCGCTGAAAGTCATGAGCGCTGGCAACATTGTCACCGACATCACGCCAGCAGGTCTGACGGCTGGCATTGTCAGCGCGGACTCAAACGACGGGTACGGCGGCGGGCTTTATGGTGTCAGCTTTTACGGCACGGAGCGGCCAGAAGGCGAGACACCGATCCCGGCGACGACTTGGTCGCTGGACAACTTCGGAGAATACCTTGTTGCCTGTTCCAATGCAGACGGCAAAATCTACCAATGGACGCTGAACACGGCCAATGACGCTGCCATTGTGACCAACGCGCCAACAGGCAACAGCGGCATCCTTGTCACCGAGGAGCGTTTCCTATTCGCCCTCGGCGCTGGCGGAAACCCCCGCAAGGTTCAGTGGTGCGACCGTGAAGACAATACTCTTTGGACCCCTGCCGCGACGAACGAGGCGGGCGATCTAGAGTTGCAGACCAACGGCCAAATCATGCTGGCGCTTCGCACGCGGGGGCAGGCTTTGATCCTGACGGATGTGGACGCGCACACTGCATCATACCAAGGGCCGCCCTTCGTCTACGGCTTTGAGCGTGTTGGATCGTCTTGCGGCGCTGCCTCACGCAACTGCGCGACAGCCGTTGATGCTGGCGTGTTCTGGATGAGCCGCGACGGGTTTTATTCGTTCACCGGCGGCGGCGTGCAGCCCCTGCCGTCCGAGGTGTCGGATTACGTTTTCAGTGACCTGAACGTCGCGCAAATCTCCAAGGTTGCCTGCGTGGCGAACGGCCTGCAAAACGAGGTTTGGTGGTTCTACCCCTCAGCGTCATCCAACGAAAATAATAGATACGTCGCATACAACTACGCCGAAGGATACTGGACCATTGGCGCGATGGCTCGCACTTGCGGTGTTGATGCTGGCGTGTTCCGCAACCCGATCCTGATCGCGCCGACCGGGCCGATCTACGCGCACGAAACAGGTTGGAACTATGAGGGTGCCGAGGTTTACGTTGAAAGCGGCCCAGTGCAGATCGGCGTCGGCGACCAAACGGCAATGGCCAAAGAGTTGATCCCTGACGAGAAAACGCAGGGCGACGTGACGACAACATTCAAAACCCGGTTCTATCCGAATGACACCGAACGGTCGTTTGGGCCTTATTCAATGTCAAACCCAACCAGCGTGCGGTTTAGCGGTCGTCAGATGGTCATGCGCGTTGTCGGCGCGCGCTTTACTGATTGGCGGTGGGGCATTCCGCGGCTTGATGTTGAGGCTGGGGGCCGCCGATGAGGTTTGGCATCCCGGTTATCGGGCAGGATTTGCGCGGATGGGGCGAGGAACTTCGCCGCTTTCTTGCGCGGTTCTGGGATAACCTTAGCTTTAAGGTTGACGGGGCAACTCCTACCTCAAACGGCGTTTTGCTATGGGACGACGTGAACGGCTATCCGGTCGTCTCGAAGAACAACGAGTGGCGGCAGGTCGTGCTGGGCGATGGTCACGCCATCTTCGCTCAGGATGCAACGATTACCGCAGCCGCCAGCAACACGGCCTATGCGATTGAATTTGACGCGCCGTCGCTTGCTGATGGCATTACGAAAAGCGGAACGAACCCTACCCGCATTGTGTTCTCTGAGGGCGGCCTGTATCGCGTCTCGTTTACAGCGCAGATTGCATCGTCTTCGGCCAGCACGCTGGAATTCAGGTTCTGGCCGCGCGTGAATGGCACGAACATAACGGGAAGCACAATGGTCGCCAGCCTGCACAACAATGGCGCGACCATTGTTGTGTCCCGCGACTCGATTTTTGAGTTTGCGGCCAATGATTACCTCGAAGCTATGTGGGCAACAGACAGCACCAACGGTTCGCTGTTGGCGCACGCCGCAACGGCCTACGCCCCAGCCTCTCCGTCGGTGACGCTTGTCATCAGTCGGGTGCAGGCATGACGCTCTTAGAGCATTGCCGCAAGTGGATCGAGGACGCGCTGGAATACAGCGGCGGGTCGCATGATTTCCAAGATGTGGCTGAGGGCATCCTGAGCGGGCGCATGCAGTTGTGGCCTGCTGAAAAGGGGTGCGCTGTCACTGAGATTGTGTTATATCCTAAGAAAAGTGTCCTGCACGTTTTTTTAGCCGGTGGTGAGATGGAAACAATCGTCAACATGATTGATTCCGCCGTGGCTTGGGGAAAGACACAGGGCTGCACATCAATGACAATCGCTGGGCGACGTGGCTGGGAGCGAGTTCTTGCGAAGCACGGATACAAACCCGTCATGACGGTGTTGGAAAGGAACTTTGAATGAGCGGCGGCGGCAAAGGTGGCAAGACCACTACGGAAGTTAAAATCCCTGCATGGCTTGAAGAGGCGGCGATGAGAAACATCGCCCGCGCCGAAACCGTGGCGGGCCTTGGATACGCTCCTTATTATGGTCCAGACGTTGCGGCGATGACCCCTTTCCAGTTGGCTTCGGGCCAAGGGATTAACGCGGCTGCTTCTGCTTTTGGGCTTCCGACTGTTGATGTCAACATGGGGATGCCGACAGCGCAAACCTTTGACGGGGGCCTTCGGGCTTACTCGTCTGGCGGCCTTTACGACCAAGCTGTCAGGGAACTTGAGACGCGCAGGCCGGGCCAATACGACGCCATTACGGGGCTGTTTGTTGACCCAATCACCGGCGCGCCGCCTTTGAGTTTTGGAACCCCGGAATTACCTGTTATGCCTGCGGCCCCCGTTGCCCCTGTGGCCCCTGTAGCACCAACCGCGCCCCGAGATAGTGATCGCGGTAGGGACGCTGGTGACCGTCCAAGCACATCCGCACCATCTTCTGGCGGCTTCACCAGCGTCCGAGATATGTTTGACGGCGGTGGGCCGGGACGCAGCGGCACGACATTCTCAGGCGGCCCGCTTTCTGGCGTCGCAAACGCGATTGGCATTAATCCGGTCGGTTCGCGTGACACGGCATCTACGCCGAGCAAGTCTACGCCGAGCAAGTCTACGCCGAGCAAGTCTACGCCGAGCGGCAGTAAATCATCACCAAGCGGTGGCAAAACGTCTGGCGGCAGTAAGTCGTCTGGCGGCAGCAACGCAACACGGAGATAATCATGGCAGGTGCAGCAAATCCAACAGGCGTGCAGCCCGCAGTTCAGCCAAACGTGTTCCAGCAAGCCTCTGGAGCTTATACTGGATCGCTTCTAGGCACTGCTGCTTCTGGAGAAATGCCGGACATCCCGGCCTTCCAGAACCCCTACACGCAGCAGGTTATCGACACGTCGATGGCCGATCTGGAGCGTCAGCGCCTGATGCAGCAAAACCAGCTTGGCGCTCAGGCCAGCGCGGCTGGCGCATTTGGCGGATCGCGTCAGGGCATTGCAGAGGCTGAAACCAATCGCGCCTTCGCACAGCAGGGCGGCCAACTTGCGGCCCAGCTTCGTGCCCAAGGATTTGAAAGCGCGCTTCGGGCGGCTCAAGATCAGCGTCGGCAGCAGCTTGCGGCGTCTGGCCAGTTTGGAGCCTTGGCGCAGCAGGGCCTCAACATGGGCCAAAGCATCACGCAGCAACAGCAGCAGTTCGGCACGATGCAGCAGGCCATCAATCAGGCCCTGATCGACGCCGCACGCGCGCAGTACGGCGGGTTTACGGGCGCGCCTATGGCTTCGCTGTCGGCACCTCTGGCGGCTCTCGGTGCGGCCAATATGGGGCAGCAAACGCAAACGCAGAGCCAGCGTCCGGGCCTGTTTAACTATCTGTCGCTGGGTCTGGGGGCGCTGTAATGAGCGTGATGGACTACGCCAACGCGATTGCGAGCATCGAAAGCGCCGGAAGCGGCGACTATGCTGCGCTTGGCCCGGTCACGAAGAAGGGCAACAGGGCTTATGGCCGCTATCAGGTCATGGACTTCAACATCGGTCCTTGGACTGAAAAGCACCTTGGCCGCCGCCTGACGCCTGAAGAATTCCTTGCCAGCCCGGAAGCGCAGGACAGGGTGTTTGCGGGCGAATTCGGGTCGTATGTCCAGAAGTACGGAAACCCGCAGGACGCGGCTTCTGCTTGGTTCACGGGGCGGCCCTTGGCTGAGGGCGGCAATCGCAGCGACATTCTTGGAACCACTGGAAACGTGTACGTTGACAAGTTCAACCGCGCGCTTGGCATGGGTGGCTCACCAATGCCGGGGCCAAACACGGCTTTCGGGCCGGGCACGCCAATGGCAGCCGCGCAGCCGATGATGCAGCCGATGATGCAGCCCGCCGATCCGTTTGAGGACATGGGCTTGCTGTCTCGTTTGGCGGCCAGCCGTGGCGTCGCGCAGGACGCGGACGCCGCGCCTATCGTAAACCTGTTCAATATTCTGACGCAGAAGAAAGACCCGCGCTTGGCTGCACTGGCCAAGCAGCGTGGTGGTTTCTTCGGGCTTTTGGGGGGCTAAATGGCTATCACAAGCGAAGACTTGATGCGCGCTGGTATCGGGGCGAACACTCCCATGCCGATGCCTGCACAGGCCGCACCTCAGCGCCAAGGCTTGCTCGGTGGCTTCTTCGGGCCGGAAGGTCGTGACGCACGCGCCCGCTTTGCCATTGGCCTTGAAGGTCTCACGATGAACCCCAATCAGGCGATGATTGGGCAGTTGCAAAGCGGCATCGAAAGCCGTGAGCTTGCTCGTCAAAGCAATGCTACAGCCGCTTGGCTGCGCTCACGCGGGCGTGATGACTTGGCGGCTGCCCTTGAAGCGGGCGCGTCTCCGCAAGCCGTGCTGGCGGAAGCTATTCGGCCTGCGGCTGGCCCCGAGCGCGGTGTCGTTGTTGGGAATGATATTGTCGACCCCATCACTGGGAACATCATCTACAAAGGACCGGAGCAAGAAGCCCTGATCCCTGCTGGCTTTGTCCAATTGGACCTGCAAGCGCGTGCCGCTGGCTTTAAGCCGCAAAGTGAGGGTGGCGACGGTAGCTATGAGGAATTCATGGCTACGCGTGGTTCTGGTCTTGCCGCTGAGGCTCGGGCTATCGGTGCTGCTCGTGGTGAGGCCACGGCGGCTGCGCCAGTTGACGTGGCCACCGCAGACGAAACTTTGCGGTTGATTTCTGAGCTTAGGTCTGATCCGGGCCTTGAGCTTGCAACTGGCGCATCGTCAGCCTTGAACATTGTACCCGGCACGCCCGGATACGACGTCCAAAACCGCGTCAACCAGCTTCTTAGCGGTGGCTTCTTGACTGCTATCGACCAGCTTCGTGGTATGGGATCGCTGTCGAACGCTGAAGGCCAGACCGCAACGCGTGCTATCAGCCGCATGGACACTGCAACCAGCACGCCAGCCTTCCTTGAAGCTCTAGCTGATTATGAGGCCATCGTTCAACTTGGCCGTGAGCGTGCGCGCAGCCGATTGCAAACCGGGACGCAGGCTGCTGTCACTCCCAGTGGTGTAACAGCCGCACCTGATCTTGGCTTGTCAGCTGAAGACCTGCAATATCTTGGGGAAAACTGATGGCATACACCGAAGCACAGCTTAAAGAGGCCGCACGCAAGGCTTATGCAGCCGGTGACACAGCGGCGGCAAAACGTCTGATCGACGCCGCGCGCAATGCGGCATCTTCTGCCCCGGTCGATCAAGGTCAAGCCATGCGCGACCGCGTTGCAGCCGCCAAGGCTGGCACGCTGCAAATGCAGCCCGGATCGGCAGAAGCAGCCGCAGCCGCCAACGAGCAGGCTATGGCGCAGATGCAGCCTGAGCGTACCATCGGGCAGACGATTTACGAAAACGTGATCGGCAGCGGCGCTGTTGACACGCCCGGCGAACGGCTGGGTGAGTTGATCCGAGGCGGTGGCGCTGCGGTTGCACGCGGCATTGCCGACGTTCCCGCCGTCCCTGCAAACCTTGCCCAACTCGCAACCACTGGCGTTGAATATGCTCTTGGCATGGAGCAACCTTCTATGGTGTCCCGTGGCCTTGCTGCGTTGCCAGAAACCCGCGAGATGCTTGCGTCTATCCCGGTTATCGGGCCGGAAAGCCGTTATGTCGCTCCGGGCCTGCTTGGCGAATACGTCTCAACAGCCGGAGAGTTCGCGGGCGGCGCTGGCGCTCTTGGTGGGCCAAGTGCGATGTTGCGTTACGGTGTGGCCCCCGGCGTTGCCAGCGAAGCCGCAGGTCAGGCAACCGAAGGCACTGCCCTTGAGCCTTACGCCAGAGCAGGTGCTGCGATTGGCACATCATTGCTTGCCTCTCGCCCCGGTGCCTTCGTCGGTGACAGCGAGACAGCCCGCATGGCAAACGTCCTGCGCGAAGCTGGTGTTGATGTCACGACCGGGCAAGGCACAGGCTCTCAGGCTTTGATGCGAATGGAGGGCCGCCTTCAAGCAACGGATCAGCAGCTTGCGGACTTTACCGCTGCCACCATGCGCCAGCTTGGAAGCACCGCAAAAATTGCAACACCGACAAATCTTGCTGCAACGCAGCGCGAAATTGTCAAGCAAATGGACGACGCGGTTAGCGGCGTGAACATCGTCCCGACTCGCACGCAGGCTCAGGCTGCGGTGAGGGTGGCGACGGATTACATTGACCGCGTTCCCGCAGGTCAACTGACGCCTCGCATTCGTGGGATTGCCAACGAAATCAAGGCATTGGCTTCAAGCGGCAAAGATGTTCCATTGTCGCGTCTCAAGGAGTGGCGCTCTGACATTGGCGATTTTACCGTCTC